ATGAAGGAGAGCGATAAGGACCGGGTTTATCGCATTATCCGGGAGGACCAGGATGTTGTGATCGGCGAGGAGGTCGTTGCGGCGAAGCAGGCCGGCAAGCTGGTGATGGCGGAGCAGACCAATCTTGAGCCGTGGGAGGGGGAAATGCTGAAGAGCTTTGGCTTGAGCAAATATAGCGGGTCGTGTTTCTTCGAGAAGGTTAATTCGGTGAGCAACCAGCCGCGGGGTTATTCGGACCTGCTGCAGGTGGCGGACTGGATAGACCAGGCGGACGAGACGCTGTTCGCACTGGCGGACCGGGAGCAGATGGGCGGTTATTTCTCATGGGACGTGACGCTGGAGAACGCCGACCCGAAGGTGGTGAAAACACGCGAGCAAGAGATCCGGGCCAAGCCGCCGAAGAAAGGCTCGGTCAACGTGCACAACGACGCCGAGACCTGGGAGATGAAGGCACCGGATTTGAAGCAGCAGGGAACGATCGAGACGTACAACGCGCTGCTGACGCTGGTGCTGGGCGGGAGCGGGCTGCCGCGGCACTGGTTCGGCTACGGCGACGAGACCAACCGGGCGACGGCGGAGGCGCAGGGAGACCCAACCTGGCGCAGCCTGGAAGACGACCAGGCGGTCGTCAAGGGGATGTTGCTGCAGATGTGCCAGTTCGCCAGGGACCAGGCGGAGATCGCCGGCAGGTGGAAACCGGCTGATGCGAAGGAAGAGTCCAGGGTTATCGATATCCAGATGCCGGAGATGACGGCCAAGGACGTCTCTCGCTTCGCGGTGGCGCTGGCGCAGTTCGCGGCGGCGCTGCTGTCTGCCGAAGACTCCGGGTGGATCAGGCACGAAACGGCGGCCACGGCCTGGGCGAAGCTGATGGGCGAGATCGGGGTGGAGGTGGACCCGGCAACGGAGCTGGAGGCGATCCAGAAGGAACAGACTGGGGAGGCGCTGGAGGCGGAGAAGACGCGCAACGAGCGGTTGACGCGAATGCTCGAGCGGGCGCTGGAGAGTAACGGAAAAAACCAGCAGATTACCGATGAAGCCCTTTTGCATTTCATTGAAACGGGAAGGCTAAATGCCGAGTAAGAAGCAGCTGTACAAGAAGAAGCTGAATGAGATCGTGCGGCGCTTCGGCAGCATGGAGGCCGAGACGGTGCGGCGGGCGATGGAGATGCTGCGCCAGCTGCAGAACCAGATCGCCGGCGAGCTGCTGAGAGCAAAGGATTTCCAGGCCTTCAGGCTGCGGGAGCTGTCCGCCAACCTGGAGCGGATGATCCAGGAGTACGAACGGCAGCTGATGGCACTATCCGGCGAGAGTGTCCTGGACGGGTACACGCTGGGGACGCAATCAGTGACCGAGCCCCTGCAGGCGGCGGGTTTCCAGGCAGCGTTCTTCCAGCCCAGCCAGGCTCAGGTTAACGTGCTGCTAGATTTCTCGGCGGACTTAATCAAGAATATCACCAGCGGGATGCTGAGCAAGATCAACATGCAGATCCGCATCGCGGCGTTGGGAAATCGTTCGACGATGGATGCCATGCAGGAGATCACGCGCATCCTGGGATTGAAAGCGGGCAAGAAGATGACGGCGACGGGGATCGCTTACCGGTCGGAGATGATTTTCCGCACGGAGACGATGCGGGCGTACAACCTGGCGACGCAGAGCCAGCAGACGGCCTCAGCGCAGCTGTTTCCCGGATTGCAGAAACAGTGGGTGGCCACGGGCGACGGCAGGACGCGGGCTTCTCACCTGGCAGCGCACGGGCAGGTGGTGGATGTCGATAAACCGTTTAGCGTAGGAGGAGCGGAGCTGATGCACCCGCACGACCCGGCCGGGCCGGCGAAAGAGACGATTAACTGTAGATGCCGGACGGTGACGATTCATCTGGATATTGGGCCGATCTCCAGTCCGCTGGATGAGAGGGTACAAAAAGAGAAAGAGAGGCGGAAGGAAGGCTTGAACGTTGGAAAGTTAGAACGTTGGAACGTTATTTTGAGATAGATGGGAGGATCGTATGGCACAGAAGATAACAGGCAATGAGTGGATCCGGTTAGTTTTGGAGAAATTGGGTATCGACCCTTCAAATGTCAGGAGGGTGGTAATCGATGCTCAGATTGGGCAAGAATTGATATTTTATATTGAACATTATGGCACAAATGCCTTGCTTGAGGTGCGACCACCTGAAGCTAAGGAAGTCGAGATAATTATCAACTACTGAGGCTCATTATGGTGAGGCGAAGACGATCAAGTATTCCCCAAAAGCAGCAGAGGCCAGACATTTCTCTTTCTGTGACATCGGCGTACGTCAACCGCATGATCACGGCGATCATGACGGCCGGGGGGGCGGTGTTGAAGAGTGATTACGGTTTCAATGAGGACCAGCTGGGCGAGTGGGCGCAGAAGACGGTGGAGCAGGCGAAGGTGTATCTGGGATTGACGAAGGACGAAGGACGAAGGACGGATGACAGAGGAAGTGCAGAAGCTCAAGCCGATGCGGAATAGTTCCGTTGAGATCCCAGCGGCCATCCCGGCGATCCCATCGAACGGGGGACAGTCGGTGGTGATCGTGGAGTCGGTTTCAATTCCGCGGGGTGCGGTTGAAATCGTGGAGTCGCTGCAGCAGCAGCTGATCAGCATCCGACGGGATGCGATTTCTGTGTTGCGGGTGACGGAGGAATTATTGCAGCTGCCGCCGGAGAAGCGCGCTTTGAGGACGCGGGCGGAACGAAGAAGCAGTTCCGGGGACGGTGCAGGGAGCGGAGGGGTGTAACGATGCGGTTATTCAATCAACGAACCAGCGAACCAGCGGTCCAGCTGGTCCCAGGGGAGAGGGTATTCGATGCGGAGCAGGCGCGGGAGGCGGTGGAGGCATTGACGCCACTGCGGTGCTGGATCTGCAGGTATCCGGTGATGGCTGCCTGGAAGTATTGCCCGGGATGCGGGATGAAGTTGATTTGGGGTGTAGCGCAGAATATAAAGAAATGAATGGGACGCGGAAAAACGCTGACAAACGCCGATAAATACTGAACGGATAAGAAGTATTATCGGACGCGAATAAGGATTGACTTTGGTGAACGAGTGTGCTAATATTTTAATGTTTCGCGAGAGCCATGTGAGGCAGAGGGCGAGTCTGAGACTCGCCCCTACGGAATAATCGAATAATTATTAACCCAGGCTGATGCCGGGGTGGGCCTGACACCGAAAGGTTGGCGGCGACTTGATTCTAAGTCGCCGCTTTTGCGTTAACGCCAGGAGGCGCGTATGCCGAAACCGAATAAAGGCGAGTCTAAAGAAGATTTCATGAAGCGCTGCATCCCGATGGTGATCGAGGATGGGACTGCTGAAGACGGCAACCAGGCTGTCCCGGTGTGCATGAGTATGTGGGAAGAGCACATGCAGGAAGCGGTCATGAAGAAAGAGGAGGATGGCGAGCATCCTGCTTCACATTATCTGGTAGTGGAGGATCCGGAAAAGCCGACCACCTGGCACCTGCGGGTAAAAGGTCTGGACGGGAAAGTGGACCACCGGCTGATGGGGGAGGCCTGGGCTGCACTGCATGGTGGCTATCGAGGTAATAAGTACGAGGGGCCAGATAAGCAGAAGGCACTGGCCAAGCTCAAGGCAATTTACAAGGGCGAAGATATGCCGGAGCCAGGAGAGGGCGAATCTGAGATTTCAGACAGGCGCATCCTGGAAGTGGAGATATCCCCGGTTAAGGCTGATACTTCGTTCGAAGGGCGGGAGTGGGAGATCACGATCATCGGGGCGAAAGGGGCCGGCGACCTGGTCACCATCGATAACGTGGAATACGTGAAAAGCAAGAACGGCCGGTTATATTCGGTCGAGGCACTCAAGGAAAGTGTCCCGCTGTGGGAAGGGGTAAAGATCTACGACAACCATTTGACGGATACGGAATTCCAGGAACGCCATGGAATGCGTTCCGTGAGCGAGGAATGGATGGGGTCGATCGTCAGCCCCAAGTGGGACGAGAAGAAGAAACGACTGATGGGGATATTCAAAGTTGTTGAAGAGGCGCTGGCCAAGAAACTCAAGAATGCCTGGGACCAGGGGGTGCTGGGCACGATCGGATTGAGCATTGATACATCGCCTATCGAGCGCGTGGCAGTTCATGAGGGCCACCAGGTGCCGATAGTGACGGGTTTCAATCGCATCTTCAGCGTCGACGTGGTCGCCGAACCTGCCGCAGGCGGGGGCTTCAACCGTCTGATTGCGGCACAGGGCGAACATAGTTCGCCTACAAATCATGTAAGAGAGGAGACAAGAACCATGGATAAGGAAAAGCTCAAGGAATTAATCTCCCAGTTTGTGACGGAAGCCCTCGCCAACAGCAAAGTGGGAGCGAAGCGGCGCGAGGCGCTGATCGAAGCGGCGCTCAACGCGGCGATTGCCACCAACGTCAGCGAGGCGGAAGTTATCAAGACGCTGGTGCAGCACCTGGCCGAGGCGGCCATGGTGGAAGACGATCCGGTCACCGAGCCACCGGCGGCTCCACCGGTCACCGAGCCGCCTGCGGCTCCACCGACTGTACCGCCGGCAGGTGATGGACAGGCGCTGGAAGCGGTGCGCAAGCTGGAGTGCCAGATCCTGCGGGACAAGGCGGTCGCGATGGCCAAGCTGCCCGAGAAGATCGCTGCGCTGGTGGTGGAGGCGTTCCCGGATGGGCGCGTGTTTGAGAAGGCCGAGCTGGAGAAGTTCATAACCCGGGCGAAGGAAGCCCAGGCAGGCCAGGACCCGACTGGCCAGGTGACCGGCGCGGGCAATGGGCGGCTCGGCGTGTCCTTCGATGAGAAGGACAAGTACGAGGCCGAGTTCCTGCGGCTGGTGGCTGGCAACGCAGATTTCCGGGCGCTGGAGAAGGCGGAGAAGGATTTTGTCAAGGAACGCGTGCCGGAGTCGTACCGGGGCTGGATCAAGGCGGGGCGACCGAACTATGGCCTGTACTCGCTCTCCGAGTGGTCGCGGGCTTTGCTGGGCGGCGACCCGTTTTCTGACCAGCGGGCTTACGAGGCGGTGACCACCTCCGGGATGTCGTCTATCGTCAAGAACGCGATGAACGTGCTCCTGGCGGCCGATTACGCCAAGCGGCAGCAATGGTGGGCACCAATCGTGCGCAGCGAAGAGGTGGATTCGATCGACCAGGCGACGCTGGTGCGGGTGTATGGACTCTCGACGCTGAGCGTGGTCGATGCGGGCCAGGCATATACCGAGCTGGCCTGGGCAGACGAAGAGGAAACGGCGGACTTCGTAAAGAAAGGCAACTATGTCGGCGTGACGCTGGAAAGCCTGCTGCGCGACAAATTGAACGCCATCCGCTCGCTGCCGAACCGGCTGGCAACGTCCTGGTTCAATACCAAGAGCGCGCTGGCGGCGGCCGTGTTCACGGTCAACTCAGCGACCGGCCCAGTCCTGGGCACTACCGGAGCATTGTTCAACGCTACGGCGGTGACCTCGGCCGGCGGGCACGCCAACCTGCTGACCACAGCGCTGGCTTACGCGGCTTTCTCGGCGGCCAGGACAGCGATGCGCAAGCAGACCGACCAGCTGCTCGGGGCAGGCGAGAAGCTATTGATCGAGCCGAAGTTCCTGTTGGTGCCGGTCGACCTGGAGAGCACGGCGCTGGCGATCCGCAATTCCGAGTTGGTCCCGGAGGCAGATGGCTCATCTACCACAGGCAACCAGACCCGCAACCAGTTCCAGAACAAGTTCGAAGTGGTGGTGGTCCCCGGTTGGACCGACACCAACAACTGGGCGCTGGCGGCAGACCCGGTTACATTCCCGGCGATCTGGGACATCAACCTGCGGGGGAATGTGGCGCCGGCGCTGTTCACGGCGGACAGCGAGGCGGCGGGAGCGATGTTCACCAACGATACCCTGAGGTACAAGGTTAGGATGATGACCTTCCGCTTCTCGGCGACGTACGACTGTCTGCCGGTGAGCGATTTCCGGCCGCTGCATAAGTCTAACGTTTAGAACGTTAGAAGGTTTGAACGTTAGAACGTTGAAGAGGCATGCCAATAAGATGCCTTATCTGTTCAAAGAATTGACCCTACCAAGGGGGAGGCTGGGCGAATTGGAGGGCAAGTCTACAGACTTGCCCCTACAAACCCTACCTCCCCCATAAAAACAGGAGACACGACCATGAGAGAGCGATCCATTCTCTTCCCGTATTTCATCCCGGGGACGCTGACGGCGAACCACCTGATCTACTGCGAGCTGCCGTACCCGTGGGTGATCGACAAGATCAAGGCCAGCTCGGTAAACGATTCCGACGCTACCCTGGCAGTAGGTGGCGGGGTGACCGTGACGGCCACGGTGATCGGCGACGGCGACCCGGCAGAGATCGACTGCTCGCTGACCCAGATCGACGCTGACGAGCTGGTGACCCTGACCCTGGACTACGACGGCGCCTCCGGGACTGCCGCACAGCAGGTCAGTATCACCGTGCTCGGCTATATCGGCGAGGGTGCGTAACCATAAGGGCGCCCCTCCCTGCTCTTATGGTTAATGGGGAGGCGGTGATAGGAAGGGCAGGTCTCAGACCTGCCCCTACGGTCCGCCTCCCTTGATTAGAACCTGAGGTAGGGGCGCTGGCCAATAGGAATTGGCTTGGGCGAAGCATGCTTCGCCCCTACCAGATATCGTGGAGGGTTTTGCATGGATAAAGCGGCAATTGCAAGACATTTTGGAGTCGAGGTTGAACAAATCGTCAGCGTAAGACCGGAGCCGACGGATAATGCCATTTTGCGGGTGCTGGTGAATTATGGGATCGGCGGGATCAAGGTGCTGCATGTTGAGGAGGTACCAGAGGCACCAGAGGTACCAGCTGTGGTCGTTTCTGATAAGCCAGCGGCCGATAAATCAGCGGCCAGGCCGAAAGCTCGGAAACCTAAGAGGTGAAATATGAACGAGGGAACATGGGATGACGCGGCGGTCACCGACCCGGCGGCACAAGCGACGATCACCAGCCTGCTGAAGGGGCTGCACTCACGCCAGCAGGGCGAGGCTTTCACCCTGGCGCCCAGCGCAGCCAGGACCGTCGTGGCCGGGGCGACCGGCACCCCGGTCGAGTTCAACGGAGAGCGGCGACGGTTCATTGTCCTGCTGGACATTACGGCCAGCGCGACCGAAGCCGGCGATACGCTGGACGTGTACGTGGATGTGCTGATCGGGGCAACCTGGATCAATGCGATTCACTTTACCCAGCAGGCAGGGAACGGGACAGCGAAAAAAGAATTTGCCATCCTGGACCCGGCGGCGCCGGGCACAGCTGTAATCAATGTGACCAGCGATGCTTCGTCGGGCGTGGTGCGGCCAGCGGCGTTTGGCTCGCAGATGCGGGCGCGCTGGACGGTGGTGGAGGCCAATGCCAATGCCAACGCCAGCCACACGTTTTCAGTAACCGGGTACGCGGTGTGAGTGTAAGCGTTGGAACGTTTGAAGGTTGGAAAGTTGGAACGTTTGGACAAAGGTAATGAGGAATGGCCTTCACGCTGGATGTCTTCAAGGCGCAAACAGACAACCTGATCTCGGCAGATAACAATGATTTATCAGCCCTGGCGCGCTATCGCAATATCAAGGCGGCGATGGAGCGCTACTCGCGCGACGTCCCCGACGATTACGTGGAGGATGAGGCGGGAGACGGCGGGAAGTATTACAAGCTGACGGGGACTTCAGCCGTGCTGGTGAACTGGGTGGAAGGGTTCAGCCGGGTGATGGAGATCGAGTACCCGGCAGTGCCTATCGCCAGCGACGGGACGCCGGTCTATCTCCAGCCGGAGGACTTCCGGGACG